GGTTGAGCAGGGTGGTCTTGCCAGCGCCGGCCTCACCTGTGGCTTCAAGGAACGGAAACGATTGGTGACGTCCTCGGATCTGCTCGCAGAACAGTGACCCGAAGAAGAACAGCAGCGAGACCAGGCCATGAGCACCGAAACAGGTCCACACCAGACGCAGCCATTCCTCGTTGTAGGCCTTACTGTCTGTCGTGGTCTGTACGATCACGCCTTTCTGCAGCGTTTTCAGCCGCATCTTGCCGAATTCGAAATAGTCCTCCTGGTTCACCTGGTAGACATTGCCTTCCTTGATAGCAAGGTCTCCGTAAACGTAGGCACCGTACTCCTTGCTGTAGCCGATATAGTCAATGGTCGACACCGTCTTGATGCCGAACAGTTGATCCTTCATCAGGCGGTCCAATTGCTGGCCGCTGCCGGTGTACATCGCACCAGCGCCCATGCCCAGCAGCCGCTTTTTGAACTCGCTGGCTGCAGACAACTGCCCGCTGGTGAAGGTGTTTTTTACGCTGCCAGCGTCGTGCGGAAAGTCCACACGGAAGTAATACCAGGACTCGTCGGTTACCTCGTTGCGTTGGAAGTACAGGGCTTGCGGGTAGCAGTTGGCAATCTCGGAGATAGTCCCGGACTGCTGCAGTGCCTTTTGGCGCTGTTGCGCCTGGTTGAGCAACTGGTCTTCATGACGCTCGCTGTTCTCCAGGTCGGTCATGGCCCGGTTGAACTTCTCCATGTCCAGCTTGAACCAGTACAGGCGATCGGCAAAACGCATATGGAAATCACCACGGTTATGCCAGTCGTAGAGCAGCAGCGCTTTCTCTGCCGCCGTTTCAGCCAGCAGAAGATCACCCTCATGGCGTGCTTCCTTTAGATCCTTGTGAATCCTGTCCGCACGGTCCTCGATGTCATCGATGTATTTCCAGCGCAGGTGCAGGTCGTTCCAGTCAGTCTTGCGGCCATCGCGCTGTGGGATCAGGGCTGCCTGGCACAAGAATCCCATCTGGCGCGCTAAGCGTACCCATTTGCGGGTGTAGGCATTCGCACCCGCTTCATTGTCTAGGGCCCACACCAGCTTCGGTAGGTTACCTTCGCGTGCCTGCAGCAGTGCCTTCAGCGATGCCTCGGGGAAAGCATTGGACGACATGGCCGATACAGCGGCCTCACCGTTGTGCACCAGGGCAATGGCGTCGAAGATACCTTCGACAATCCACAGTTCTTTTACCTCTTGTAAGTCGACGCTAGGGGGGCACCACCAGACGCCCTTGTATGAGTCGCCGGGCTTGAAGCGAGCTTTCATCTTGCCGAACCGGTGCGGCCGATCGATCAGCCGTTCCCAGTAACCGCCTTTGTCCAGATCGAACCGGACTGTAGCGCTGCCGGCGTTGTGCTCCCGGGAGAAATAGCTCTCTTGGGTCAGCCAGGTGCTGATCAGGCCCCAGTCGAATCCACGGTTAAACTCCAAGTAGGCCCTTGCCGTCGCCTTTGGGTGTTCCTCGGTTGCCGGTGCCCGCTTGGTCCAGTCCTCGAACAAATCGTCGTAAATGTCTTTGACATGCATCGTGTGGCCGCACTTCTCCTGCCGGCCGCAGATGATCATCCAAGGAGTTTCGACGAATGTGTACATCTCCTTCTTGCGGCACTTTGGGCATTCGCCTTTACGCATGTATTTGGTCCCGGTCCGGTGCTGCAGACCGTAGTCCCTCTGCAGGCGCTCCAGGACGTCGCTACGCAGTTTTTCTTTGTCGCGCTGGTGGTCATTCATCTTCATTTCACAGATTTGAGGCTTGTGGACAAAGCCGCCATCAGGCGTTTTTGCGCAGACATCACTGGCATCCGGGCGAGGATGGCTCCATGACGCTGCCCTTCGTTCACGTAGCGGAACTGGTCGGCATACCAGTGTTCATTCAGGGTCTGGCTGTACTGAGCGCGTAGCGCGTTCAGCAATGCCTCGGCCTCGGCCGGGGGTAGCTGGGTGGTCACAATCACGGCGTTTCCCATCAAAAACCTCGAATTCGGGCAAAGCTCACCCAAACCCACGGAGGACGGGGCAGGGCAGGTATCGTAGGGGGTTAGGTGTTGGCTACGCGGTAGCGGATGCTGTCAGGGGAGCCGATGATGCGTTCGAAGATCAGGGCGACCGGGATAGACCAGGCAGTGCCAGTTTCAGGATCGATGACGACAGTGTGCGTCGACGTGCTGTTGGCAAGGTCCATACGCTGCCGATCACGCACGGCTGTCAGATCGCTGGTAGCCCGGCTGACGATCTTTTCAGCAGTGTGCTCAGGAACGTTGAAATCGTTTATCAAGAGCAGCACGGCCCGATCAAGCAGCTTGCCGTCATAAGCCAAGTGCTCGGACTGGTGACGCTGGAGGAATTGTAGGGCGGTGGACTGAAGCGTTTCCTGGAAGTCCTTTTGCGCATTGATCATGGCCGTGTCCCTGGATGGCTATACAGACTGATGGTTGCCAGCACGGATTCGTGCCGTGCAGCCAGATGGGCATGGTGGGCGGTCAGGATCTTCTCGATCTCGACGGGGCTGATTGAGCCGTCATCGAGTGACTGCGCAATGATCTGGTCGACGGTGCCGCGCTTGGCCGCAGCCTGAACAGAGCGGTTGAACAGATCAATATTGTCCAAGCTGTCGGGGTCTGCCAGTGGGACGAACAGGCCACCGTAGACCCTCGCGATGTACTCGGCGAAATGAGCCGTGCCTGCGCTTTGCTCCAATTTGTGGATCTGCGCGTCTGTCAGTGGACGGCAGTTGCCGTTGCCGTAAGCGTGGTTCTCGAACTTCTTTTGATTCAGTTCCAAGAGAGCAGCTGCCGCCTTGCATCCCCCGGCGCTAGCGATGATTGCACTCAACGTTGCTTTGCGTGCTGCCAGAATCCTGCACTTCATTTTCTACTTCTCCCTGAGTGGTCAAGCTTTTACTGTGCAGCGGCGCTGGTGCTGCTTTCGATCACGCCGTCTTTGATCCCTAGCAATACCGCAGCGCGATGTGCCTCCCCCCGGCGACCTTTGATACGCCCGTTGAGAAGGTCGCTGACCAAATTCTTGTGCAGCCCATGAATCCGACTGAACTCCGCAATGCTCATCCCTTTGCGGTCAAGCGCTGCGCGGGCTTGCTCCGGCGTAACTGGCGCGGGCATAGTGTTGTCACTCCTGTTTGTTTGGGGTGTTTTGTGTTCAATGAAGGTGATTATGCACGCAAAATTGGTCTTGTACAGGGGGAGTGCTTGAAAAATTGTGCGTCTGAGTCCGCGTCTATAAGTTCTGTTGGTGATCGGCTACGCGAGGAGCGCGTAAGGTTGAGCTTAAATCAGGAAGATTTAGCGCAGGCTGGCGGTGTCAACCGGAACACCCAAGGAAGCTATGAACGGGGCGTAAGGGCACCTGACACTGGCTATCTCACAGGGGTGTCCGAGCTTGGCATAGATATTGTCTACATCCTTACAGGGCGAAAATCTGCTGGCGATACGCTCAGCGAAACCGAAGCACGCATAATCGATCAGTACCGGATGATTCCCGACTTCGATCAACAGGCCGTCTGCAGATTTCTGCAAGCTATGGCTGATGACGCTCGTGCCAAGCAAAAGTGATCTGTACTTACCTTTTCGCCGCTCTAGAATTACTTCTGCCATCACCCGATACAGCCTGCTCCTCAATGCATTTCAAGGAGCTAAAGCATGTTGGAGATGGCAGCTGTTGCGCATGATATTCATGGTCCCGACGAAGCAGATCTAGGCGCGCTAACCTGCAGTGAACAGCGATTGATAAAGCGTTTCCGGCATATGTCGGACCAAGAGCAGCATCAGGTGCTGCGCTTGTTGGAGGTGCTCCACGGGCACCCCGTAAAAGCTGAATAGATCTCTGCAGATCGCCGGCCATGCGCCGGCGGTTCACGCCACCCGCTGCCCCAAATGCTCAAACAGCTCCCGCTGCTTCTCTGCCGGCAGGTTACGGATTTGCGCGGCCAAGTGTGTGGCGTCGTGTAGTTCTTGGTGGAGGGCCGAAGGGCGTAATGTGTGATCAAACGCCAGGTTTGAAACCCACGTGTGCCCGCATTTTGCGTCCAGGCACTGGCAGTACAATTTCACATAGGTGCGGGTAATCGTCTCCCTTGAGCTGATCCGTCCTTTGTGCGCGCATGTTGTGCAGTAAATTCTCATATTCCCTCCCCAGGGCCATCCTATGGCCATTATTTTGCCACACCTGTAATGGCATTATCTGTGCCTTCAGTCAGATTCGGTCGTTACAGATGTATCTGTAACAGGCTTCCAAGCAAACCGCCTGTCCTCGCGCAGCGTCTGATTAGCCTGGTCAAACAGCTGACAGATCGGGCGAATCTCGTTACTTGTGTACACGCGATCAATCTTTTCGATGTCGCCGAAACCGCCGCTGTTCTCCGGGATGATCCCGGCCAGCGCAGGGTTCATGCGCCAGGCCGCGATGACGTCATTGCGGGTGATGTTCTTGACCTTCTCCAACTCGTCCTTGGCCTGAAAGTCACCGACCGGAATGATCTGGATAGCCTTTTCGGCACCGCCCGGAATGTTGACGAACATCGAGCGGAAGTTACCTACGCCTTTGCTGGCCGTGATCTGGGCGCGGAGCTCGTCTTCGTCTTCTTCGGTTAGGTTCGGGTCGTTGGTATAGAAGATGTAGCCGGCGTGCGCACCGTTGCTGTAGTAGCGGCGGCGGAACAGCGTGGCGGCTTCGTTGAGCAGTAGCGCCTGCAGGCCGCCCAAGTACTCGGGCACACCGTAGATGTTCTGCTCGACGTCGTAGTTGAGGACGTGCTCAATCTCGTGCGCGTCGAACTCGGTTTCCCGCCCGTTCTGCTCCAACTGGATGAATCCACCGTCGACCTTCACGCGCATGTTGATGGTGGGCAGGTGCTGCAGCTCCAAGGTCTGGCCGAGCATATTGGGCACACGGTAAAAATACGCCTCGCCGAACACCATGAAGTCCAGTGCAGCCCGGCTCATATTGGCCACTGACAGGCCCGCTGAAGGCATGAACTCACGCAGCAGCAAGTTGCGCTTGAACCCTGGAATCGCGCCGTGGTGTGCGTTGGCCTTGAGCAGCTTGGCCAGGCCCCTGCGCGACACTGGCGGCGTGTAGATGCGACCGTCGTCGCTGGGGAACACGCCCAGGTACTGCGCGATATTGTCGGTCAGCACTGATTCCGGCGCGCCGAACGTGAACGCCCGCATGGGACGTTGCGCGGTTTTTTGCTGCTGCAGGATTTTGTGGTTGGGTTTTGCCATGGGGAGTTGATCCGGTGAGTGCGTAGCGGCTGCGCCGCTTTTTGTCCGTGTTAAGGGGTTCGTACTGCAGGGCGTGCATGACCGCCCAGGCCACATCCGCGTGACCGGTCGCGTCGGTGCGGGACGCGCTGTAGGTGACCTGGCCGCTGGCAGTCGTGCCACGCTTGATCGTGAGGAAGGCCTGCGCGATGTCGTTCCAGCCGGCGTCCCACTCGATGCGGCTGCCCTGAATGGTGTCCTGCGCCTTGAGCACCAACAGGTTCTTGGTCTCCAGGCTGTAGTGGATCGAGGTGGCACGTGGGTAGAAGTCGCGCACCAGGTCGAACACGCCGTAACCGATGCCGGTCGTGTCGATGCCGATGTGCTGGACGTTGAAACGCTCGGTCAGCTTCTTGACCTGCTCGGCCTGGTATTTGAACGACTGGCCGCGCCAGCTGTGTTTCTCCAGGATTCGGAACTTGCCGCCGTTCTCAAGCGGCGGCGCGATGACCACGCAGGTGGCGTCGTCTCGGGTCCGGCTCGGGTCGTAACCGATCCACACCGGGCTGTTGCCATACGGACGCGGGTCGTCCGGGTCGAAGTCTGCCCACAACGACAGGTCCGAGTAGCAACGCTCCAGATCGGCCAGGGAGAACGCGCTTTGGGTGCTGTCGATGAACTTGCACATGAACAGCTGCTGGAATTTGTCCTCGTCGTACTCCAGCTGCAGCTGCTCCAGGTCGAACAGATCGCAGCCGCCGGCGATCGCGTCCAGGATGGTGATGACCTTGCGCCACTGGCCGTCCGGGCAAAGCGCGCCTGCCGAGATCTGCTTATCGCTGGGCCATGGATCCTTCGCGGCCTTGCGTTTGCTGTTGCGGAATTTCTCGCCCTGCCAGAAGGGGTAGGCCTGGTGCGAGACGGCGCTGGGCGTTGAAAAGTAGGTTTTGCGCCACTTCTTGTGGGTCGCCATGGCGCTGGCCACGGTGTTCAGCTTTTCGAAATCGCGGATCCAGAAGTATTCGTCGACGTACACATGGCCGTGGTGACCCTGCGCGGTGCTGCTGTTGGTGCTGAGAAAGCGCAGCTCGGCCCACGGCTTGCCGTCTTTGCTCAACACGATCGGGTTGCCGGTCAGTTCCAGTCCGAACCAGGACTGGGCGAAGGCAATGATGTAGCTGCGGAAAATCTCGGACTGGGCGCGGCTGGCCGACAGGAACACCTGGTTGTCGCCGGTCAGCACCGCATCCATGAAAGCTTCGCCAGCGAAGTAGTAGGTCAGGCCCACCTGGCGGCTTTTGAGGATGTTGCGGATTCGGGCGGTCAACGGGTTCTGTTTGGCCGCGAACAGCTCTTTCTGGTAGCCGTACATTTTGCTGATGAACTTGTCCAGAAAGTCGACTTCGGTCAGTTCACTGACGTCGTTCTTGACCTTCTTTTCCCGCTTCTTGCCATCGCGCTTGCCACGTTCGCGACGTTCACCGCGTGGCTCGTCACGACGATGGCCATCGTCAGGCTGGTCTTCATGTATGGGCGCCGGCGCTGGTTTTGCGCACTGCTTAGCCAGGCGCTCGCGCAGAGTCGTCAGCCGGTCCAGTTCGTCCAGCTCGCCTTTGGTAAGCGTGTCGGTTTTCTCAAGCAACAGGGTGATGCGCCGGCTGCAGGCAGTCAGCGGTTCTTCATCCGTCAGCATGTCTTCCCAGCCACCGACACGGATCCAGTGGTACACGATCCGAATGTTGGGCAGGTTGAGCTGCGCCTGAATTTCCTTGGCCTTGTGGCGGCGCAGGAACAAGCGTTTGGCGGCTTCTTTGACTTCGGTTGAGTAGTACATGGGCCGCAGTCTATGCGGCGAAAAAGCGGAAAACGTGCAGTTAAATTCCGCCTATCTCCTAGAAATCAAATATAGGAGAAACGCGAAAGTAAACCGTTTGTTGGTGACGTTCCGGCTCCCTATCTTGGGGCCTCAACTCACCGATGAGCGCAGTCTTCCCATGCCCCGTTCCCTTGTCAGCTTCTGGAAACGCGTCGCCACCAGCGGTCCTACCGTCGATGGTCGCGTCATCACGCCGCAGGAACTGCGCGACATCGCCGAGACGTACAGCACTGCCACCTACACGGCCACCATCTGGTACGAGCACGAGCGCATGCCGGGTGCCTACGGCACCGTCTTCGCTGTGCGCCTGATCGAGGACGTCGAGGGCCTGGAACCCGGCCAGGTCGCGTTGGAAGCGCAGCTGAAGCCCAACGACAAACTGCTTTGGCTCAACGACCAAGGCGAAAAACTCTTCACCAGCATCGAGATCACGCCGGACTTCGCCACCACCGGCAAAGCCTACCTGACCGGCCTGGCTGTCACCGATTCGCCAGCGAGCCTGGGCACCCAAGAACTCTATTTCTCCCGCAAGACCGGCAAGCCCGTGCATTACGCGGCGGCCGTCCCGTTCGGGGCCATCAATGAGGAACAGCCTCAGGGCGAGGTGGGCAAGCTGCTCAACCTGTTCTCCGGCCTGTTCAAGCGCTTCGGCATTGAAGAGGTGCCCGCCGAAACCACCCCGCAACCCACTACCGAGAGCAAACCACCAATGGATGAAGCTACAGCCAAAGCGCTGCAGGCCTTGATCGAACAACAACTGATCGTCACCGCTGGCATTCAGGCGCTGATCGACAGTTTCGCAGAGGCTGCGCCCGCGCCTGATCAGGCCCCTATCGACGACGTGCAAGCGGCCGTCGATGGCATCGTGGCCACCGCCGAAGAAGACAAGCAGTTGAGCCGCAAAGGCTCCACCAATGCGGCCGTCCTCGCTGGCATGACCAAGTTGCAGGCGCAGTTCAACGCGCTGCTGGACAAGCCGGAAGGCCGCTACCTGTCACGCACCACCGGTGCGAATGACCAAAAACCGAAGCGGGTGCTCTGACATGGCGCAGTCTCTGAGCGCCTACGGCGCGAAAATGTTCGCAGCTCTGCAGCTTTCCCTGGCCGAATCCTACGGTGTCGAGCTGGCCAGCAAGATGTTCAGCGTCGAGCCGACGATTGCCCAGGAACTCAACGACGCGATCACGCACAAGTCGGATTTCCTGCAGCGTATCAACGTCATCGGCGTGAGCGAGATCAAAGGTCAGAAAGTGTTTTTGGGCGTTTCTGGTCCAGTGACCGGCCGTACCAACACCAAGACCACCGATCGCGAAGCCAAGGACGCCTCGGCGCTGGATGACAGCACCTACGAGCTGTTTTCCACCGAATCCGACGTCAGCCTGCCTTACGCCAAGATCGATGCCTGGGCCAAGTTCCCGGACTTCCAGCAGCGTTACTCCGCTGCAGTGCAAAGGCAGATTGCGCTCGACCGTTTGATGATCGGCTTCCACGGTATCAAAGCGGCACCGCAGACCAACCTCGCCGAATTCCCGATGCTGGAGGACGTGAACAAGGGCTGGCTGCAGATCGCCCGCGAACAGATCCCGCAGCAGGTGCTTAGCCAAGGCCTGGACGCCGGCAAGATCACGCTGGGCGAAGGTGGCGACTATGCCAACCTCGACGCCCTGGTGCATGACACCAAGCAGATGGTCGACGAACGCGTGCGTGACGGCGGCGACCTGGTTGCAATCATCGGCAGCGATCTGTTGGCAGCCGACAAGGCGAAGCTGTACGCCAAGCAAGGCGACGTGCCAACCGAGAAAGAGCGTATCGAAGAAGCGCAGGTCATCGCGACCTATGGTGGTCTGCCGAGCTTCAGCGCGCCGTTCTTCCCGGTGAACGCAGTGGTCGTCACCAGCTTCGATAACCTGTCGATCTACTTCCAGGACTCCAGCTGGCGCAAGCAGACCGTTGATAACCCGAAACGCTCCCGCGTCGAGGATTACAACAGCCGCAATGAAGGCTATGTGATCGAGCAGCTGGAAAAGTTCGCCATGGCTGAAAACGTCGAAGTGCTCAAAGCCGTCGACCTGGTGAACGCATGAGCCTGGCACTGGCGCACAAGCGCCGTGTGATCGCCGAAGGTCCAGCGGCCTTGAGCGCTGGTGCCCCGCTGACTTATTCGGCTGACACCGCGCTTTCCAGTCCCGCCAATGCCCGCAAGCATTTGAAGCTGATGGAGGACGCCTTGGCGGGCGATCTGGAGCGCATCGGCGCGATCAACAGCCGTGAACAACGGCAGATGCTCAAGCGTGACGAGCTGCTGCCCAAGTATCTGGAATACGTGCAGCGCTACCGCGATTCGGGATTGAATTTTCCCAACCCGGTGCTGGTGTACGTCCTGATCTGGCTGTTCGACACCGAGCAGTTCACCCAAGGCCTGGAGCTTGCCGACTTTGCAATGTCGCAAGGCCAGGCGCTGCCCGCACGATTCAATCGCGACATTCAAACGTTCGTGGCAGACGAGGTTATCGACTGGGCTGAGGCTGAATTCAAGGCGCGGCGCAGCCCCGAACCCTACGTTTCCAACCTGCTGCCCCGTGTGGATGGCGAATGGCAGCTGTTTGAACGCATCCCGGCTCGCTACCACAAGTTGCTGGGGATCCTTGCGATCCACAACAAGGAATGGCCGACCGCAATCACCCACTTCGAACGTGCTGAAACGCTCTTCGAAGGGATTGGCGTATCCACACGCCTGGCGGACTGCCGCAAAGCGCTGGCGAAAGCCCAGGCCACAGATAACGCCGGCAACAGCACCGACTAATCGACTACCCCCCCCGGCGAGAAACTGTGGATGTGAGCCAACCATTTGATGGATCTGACCCACTGAAACAGTTTTCCCGCCCCTAATTCAAAAAGCCCCGCATAGAGCGAGGCTTTAAGAGGCAATGATGCTTAAACAGTCACTGCGAGAACTTATCGATAGTTACTTTTCCCTCCGGAAAGGTTGCGGTGGTCTGCAGATTATTGCCTCCAACCATCCCGATACAACTTTTCAGGGTGGCGATGTATCTGTCAGTAATTTTCAACGCTTCCGCAACTTTTTCAGGATGAATATCCTGCGACTCCAGGCACATAAGTGCCAACGCATGGGCCTGATTAAGCCTTCTCTCGTTGAGCATTTTTCTACGTTTTCCCGCGGCTTCACGGTCTCTGAGCAGTGCCCTGAGGCACAGGATTTTTCCCTTCACATCGTCCGTCATGTTCAGCACTCCTCCGTTGTGTGCAGGGGGAGTGTATGAGCTTCTCGGGAAAACCCACGGTATTGATGGACGAACGGGTGCAGAACGACGGATTTTGGCCCGATTTGTCCGTATCCGAGCTTCAGAAAGGCTATCGCCTGCCTGCCGAGTACCTGGTTGAGCTGCTGACGGCGGAACTGACCATGGCCATGGTCGAGGTGAACACCGACCTGGCCAAGAAAAAAGCGCAATGGCAGGACGCTGGAGTGTCACGCGTTGAGTCTGCAGACACCACCGTCCTGCCAAAGCGCACCTATGTAACGGCGCTGTACAAGCGTGCCGTCTATACCCGGGCCAAAGCCACGCTGTTGACCCAGTTCGCCACGGTGAACCGCCGTGAAAGCGCTGAGAACGTCGGCAAGGAACTGCCCGAGCGGTCCGAAACTTTCCTGGCGTTTAGCCAGGCCGCTGTCCGCGCTCTGCAGGGCCGTGGCCGCATCACGGCGGCGCTGCTGTGATCAAGCTCAAGGCGCTGACCGCCTACCTGCTGGAACGCCAACTGGTTGCGGCCGAACAGCTCGACAGCTGGACCGACCAGGTGCAAGTCGAATTGTTCTGGAAGCCCGACGTGAAAGGCATGCACATGGGCGACATGAACTACGGCGCGACGATCACCATCGAGCGCTTTGACGACCACCCGGCGCGCTTGTTCGCCCTGGTGGGCAGTTGGCTGGAAAACAACGACGAGGACCGCGACGGGCTGCCGAACGTCATTTTTGACGTCGTCATGCTCGACAACGACCTGGCCGACGTCGACATCAAGCTGCAGTTCACCGAGCCGCAGTTTCTGGCCGAGGATCCGGCCGGCGAGATCGAGGCCTACGGCAAGACCTGGTCGTTCATCCCGTTCGAACTGTGGGTAGCCGAAAAGGGCGAGGTGGTCAGCCATGACGCCTAACCCGCTCGCGCTCGATGTGCGCGGCATGCTCGATGCCGAAAGCCTGCTCGCCCTGATGGATCTGCCTGTGCCCAAGCGCAAGCGACTGTTGAGCAACGTCAGCAAGCGCGTGCGCAGCCTGAGCCGTCAGCGGATCCGCAACCAGCAGAACCTGGACGGCACTCCGTTTGAGGCTCGCAAGGACACCAGCAAGGGCAAGAAAAAGATGGAAGCCGGGTTGGGCAAGCTGCTCGACATCACCCGGCTGAGCGGCACCGAGGCGGAACTCGGCTGGCGCAATACCCTGACCCGTTGGGTTGCTTCGCAGCAGCACAACGGCGTGTCCGAACGGCGCACCGCCGCGCAGATGCGCCAGTGGAACCAGGTTCCTCCGGGCACTGCCGCGACCGTCAAGCAGGCCAAGCGCCTGCGTCAGCTGGGATTCAAAACCCGTCAAGCCGGCAAGAAGACCGCGACACGCCCGCCAGTGGCGTGGATCCAGCAACACCTGAACTACGCCCGGGCGGGATTGCTGATTCGCATCCTGGACACCGAACAAGCCTCGTCCACCGGTGCGCAGAGCTGGGATATCAAGCTGCCTGCGCGTCAGTTCCTGGGGGCAAGCCATGGGGAAACCAGCCAACTGGTGAACCTGGTGCTGCAACAAATCCTTAATTCACCCCGTTAACGAGGCACTGCTTTTATGGCACTCGGTACAGTCAAAGTTCGCAACCTCAATCTCGGCCAGGGTGCCGTGAGCGGGGTCGAACGTTACTTTCTCTTCATCGGTCCAGCGGCCAAGAACGCCGGCGGGCTGCTCCCGCTCAACACCGACAGTGACCTGGACGTCGAGCTGGGCGCAGCAGTCAGCGACCTGAAAACCCAGATCCTGGCGGCGCGCACCAATGGCGGCGACAGCTGGGCATGCCTGGCCGCGCCACTCGCGTCCGACAGCACCTGGCAACTGGCACTGACCCAGGCCCTGCAGGCGGGCTATGAATTCGAAGCGGTCGTCGTCACCACACCGGTGACGGCTGCCGCCGAACTGTCGGCCATGAACGACGCCGCCGTTCAGATCCTGAACACCTACGCCAGTCGTACGTTCTTTATCGCGGCCAGCGTTGGCATCAACAAGGCCACCCAGACCTGGGCGAAGTACGCCCTGGACCAGAAAGCACTGGTGAAAGACCTGTCTGCACCTCGCGTTCTGGTCGTGCCGCAGTTGCACGGCAATGACATGGGCGTTCTGGCCGGCCGACTGGCGGACGCGTCCGTCAGCGTGGCCGACAGCCCAATGCGTGTGGCCACCGGCGCGGTGCTTGGGCTGGGCGTGGTGCCTACCGACTCCGAGGGCGTGCCGCTGCAGTCGTCGACGCGCGCAACGCTGGACGCCTCGCGTTACACCGTGACCCAGACCTACACCGGCTATCCCGGCGTTTTCTTCGGTGACGGCAACATGCTCGACAGCCCCGACAGCGACTTCAAGGTCATCGAGTACCTACGCATCACCGACAAGGCTGCCCGCGCCGTGCGCCCGCTGCTGATCCGCCGCGTGGCCGATCGCCGCCTGAACAACTCGGCCAACAGCATGGCGGTGAACATCAGCGCCCTGATGGAGCCCCTGCGCCGGATGGCCAAGTCCACGACGTTCGCCGGCCAGGTGTTTCCAGGCGAGATCGAGCAGCCCAAGGACGGCGACATCGTGCTGACCTGGACGAGCAAAACCGCCGTGGAGGCCTTCATCAAGCTCAAGCCCCTTAACTGCCCGAAAGACCTGACCGCGAACATCGCGCTGGACCTTTCGACGACTAAAACGGAGTAACCCCGCATGGCTGCAAAGATTGGCGGTAAGAACTTCGACGTGAACCTGGGCGACGTGCTGGTTCATGTCGAGGCCGCAACCCTGGACATCACCGATAACACCACCGTGGCCCAGACCAAGGGCGTGCCCAACGGCCACGTCGACGGCGATGTGGCGGCTGCAGGCGAACTGGAGCTGGACACCACCAACTTCAATCTGCTGATCGAGCAGGCCAAGACCGCCGGCAGCTTTCGGGAGCTGGAGCCGTTCGACATCGTGTTCTTTGCCAAGGCTGGCGAAGAGGAACTTCGTATCGAGGCGTTCGGCTGCAAGGTCCGTGTCTCCAGCCTGTTGAGCCTGGACCCCAAGGGCGGCGCGAAGAACACCCACAAGGTGCCGTACGACGTCACCAGTCCTGACTTCATCAAGGTCAACGGCGTGCCGTACCTGGCTGCAGCTGAAATCGAGGGCCTGACCTGATGGTGTGCCCGTTCGATCGCGCCCAGGCACTGGAGCAGCGTCAACGCGACCAGGCCATTGCGGCCCAGCTCGCCCGGACGCGCCCGACCGGGCCAAGCCTCACCCATTGCGAGGACTGCGACAAGGAGATCCCACCGGCGCGCCAGGCGCTGGGCGGCATGACCCGTTGCGTGCCTTGCCAAACCCTGACCGAAAAAGGACTGCGCTGATGAGCACAAATCAGGCTGCTCAAGACACCGCCATTGCCTTGGTAAAGGCCTCGCCTGCGATCGGCGTGGCCGCGACAGGTGCCACCGGCGCAGTCGACTGGTCATCCGTGGCCTACATGCTGACCGCTGTGTACATGGTGCTGCAGATCCTGCTGCTGATCCCCAAGTACCGGCAGATGCTGCGCGACTGGAAGGCCAAGCTATGAGCCTGCGCACCAAGATTGTCGCCGGTGCGCTGCTGCTCTGCAGCGGCACGTTGACTGCGTTCCTGGGCACGTGGGAAGGCGAAGGCCAGAACGTCGTGTACGCCGATCAGCTGGCCCGGGGCCTGCCCACGGTCTGCAAGGGCATCACAAAACACACCAGCCCGGATCCGGTGATTGTCGGTGACTACTGGTCCGATGCGCGCTGCGCCGAGGTCGAGCACCTGGTGATCGCCAAGGGTCAGTTGAGCCTGGCCGACTGCCTGACCAACCAGGCGATTGGACAGAACACGTTCGACGCCCTGAGCAGCCACGGCCACAACTTTGGCGTGCCGACCACGTGCGCCAGTCGTGCAGTGGCTCTGATCAACGCCGGCAAGATTGCCGAAGGCTGCAGGGCGCTGGCCTTCGGCTCGGATGGTCGGCCGGTCTGGGCGTCGGTGACCCGCGCTGATGGCCGCAAGACCTTTGTTCCTGGCCTTCACAAACGCCGGATGGCCGAAATGAGGCTGTGCCTGAAATGACCATCAGCCCGCTGCGCCTCGCCCTGTTTCTGTTGCTGACCGGTCTGCTGGCCTGGGTGGCTTACGACCGCCAGCGCGACCAGCTGGTGACCGCACGCCGCGACCTCTCGGACACACAGATTCAACTTGAACGCGAGCTGGAGAAGGCCCGACTGACCGGCCAGCAGCTTGCTACCCGCAACCAGATCGACGCCGAACGCACCGAGGCCCTGAACCATGTACGTGCTGAGAACCTTCGTCTGCAGCGTGCTGTTGCTGATCGCAATCAGCGGCTGCTCATCCGTGCCAGCTGCAGTGCCGTTGTGCCCGCTACCGCCGGATCCACCGGCCTGGATGATGCAAACACCGCCGAACTCGCAGCAGACGCTCGATCGGATTATTTCACCCTCCGAGACGAACTCGCCCTTGCCCGGGAAATGATTCTCGGCCTGCAGGATTACATCCGCCGCGTCGTGCAAGGCACGCCGGCACAACCCTGAACCACACCCACTGGAAAACACCATGAGCGACGTAAACCGCAACATCACCCTGGAATTCAAAGACCAGGAATTCACTTTTTCCCTGACGCCGCAGGACATCACCAAGTACTTCAACGCCACCACCCAGGCGAACAAGGTGGCCCCGGCTCACAACCTGCTGATGAGCACCGTTGCCCAGGACCAGAAAGCCTCGTTCAAGCCGTTCCTGGAAAACCCGGTGCACACCATGAGCCTGGCCGGCGCGCTGCTTGAGGAATACGCGCCTGATCTGGGCGTGTTGGTAAAAAAGTCCTCGGGTTCGCTGAAGGCCTGAGCGACGACGGGCTGGGCTACCTCACGGCCCTGACCCGTCGCTGGCTACCTGACGCAGAGCCCACGATTGAAAACCTGGGCACTGCCAAGTTTCTGGAAGACGAACACTGGCGACGGATGGAAATTGCTGTCGCCAATGGCATTGCCCAAGCACTGAACGGATAACCCTTAATGGCTGATCAATCCGCCCGACTGGCTTTCATCCTGAGCCTGACCGACAAGGTCAGCGCGCCCCTGGGCAAGGTGAAAACCAGTTTCTCCGACCTGGCCACCCAGGGTGAAGCGAACATCAAACAGATGGCCGCCGGATGGATTGGTCTGAACGAATCACTGGAAACCATCACAGCTTCTCTGGAACCCGCGCTTGAAGTGAACCGGGCGCTGGGCGACGTGCGCGCCTTGGGCGTGGCTGAGGATGCGCTGTCGTCTCTCAACAGCAAGGCGCTGGAGTTTTCCGTTAACTACGGGGCCAGCGCTGCCGAATTCGTGGCCTCGTCGCGTGCGATCGAGGGCGCAATCAAGGGCCTGGTCGGGGATCAACTGGCCTCGATCACCAATGCCAGCGGTCTGCTGGCCAAGGTGACCAAGGCAGACGGCGAAACGACCGGCAACTACCTGGGCACGATGTACAACCTGTTCAAGACCCAGGCCGACAAGATGGGTAAGGTCCAGTGGATCGATCGGCTGACCGGACAGACGGCCGAGGCCGTGAAGCTGTTCCGCACGGACGGTGCCCAGCTCAAGGACGCGTTCAAGGAAGTCGGTGCGATCGCGACCACGGCGGGCATCAGTGTGGCCGAGCAGATGGCGGTCATCGGGGCGCTCTCCAGCACCATGGAAGGCGGCGATGCCGGCGGGCGTTACAAGGCGTTCTTTGAAAACCTAGGCGCTGCTGCCGAGAAAACCGGCCTCAAGTTCACCGACGCCACCGGCAACGCGCTGCCCATGCTGCAGATCCTGGACAAGCTGCAGGCCAAGTATGGCGACCTGACCAGTGCCGCTGCCGGCACCAAACTGACCGAAGCATTCGGCGGTGAGGGTGCGCAGGTGATCGGCGCGCTGGCCAAGGACACCGACCGGCTGCGTCACGGCATCAGCGAGCTGGGTAAGGTCCGGGGTCTTGAGAACGCCGAGAGGATGGCCAAGGCCATGGTCGACCCATGGCAGCAGTTCGGCGCAGCCGTGCAGGCCCTGCGCATTGCCTTCGGGCAGGCGCTGATTCCGATGCTTACCCCGCTGATGGACAAGCTGGTGGGCATCGCGTCGACGCTGACGCGCTGGACCCAGCTGTTTCCCAACATCACCCGCGTTATCGGCATCACGTCGCTGGTGATCCTGGGGATCATCGCCGCCATGTCGTTGCTCACTCTGGTGGTGGGCATGAGCAAAATGGTCTGGCTGGGCATGCTGACCGTATGGAAGCTGCTCACCTGGCAGGGTTACAAGTCCATCGCCATGTTTGTGTACCACACCGTGATGGTCGCGGGCTTTGTGGCGGGCCTGGTCATCATGTACACCTGGATGGGCCTGGTCCGCACCGGCATGTTGCTGTGGCAGGGGGCGGTGTGGCTGCTCAACGCCGCCATGCTGGCCAACCCGGTGCTGCTGATCGCTGCCGGCATCGTCGCCTTGGGCGTGGTTGTGGCGGCTGCGATCGTCTACTGGGACCAGTGGACCAGCGCGTTGATGAACACCGCTGCATTCCAGTGGATCGCCGGCCAGCTGCAGGCGCTCTCGGATTGGTTCGGCACGATCGGCGGCTGGACTGGCATGGCGAGCGCGGCGTGGGACGGCATCGTGCGGATCTTCAAGGACGCGATCAGCAGCCTGGTCGAGATGCTGAACAAGATCCCGGGCGTGCAGATCGATGCGGTGTTTGGCGACATGCCCAAGGCCCCGGAGATTCCAGGCCTTGAAGTGCCGGTGCCGAGTACGCCTGCCGTCGACCGCGCCCTGCAGGTGGCCAAGGCACCGCTGACCATGCCGGCGTCCTTGCCCCAGCCCGCGCCGCCGCTGGTCATGGCGCAGGTCGCCGCCATTGCCCCCAAGGTCATGACCGACTCCCTGAATGAACAGCCTGAGCAGGCCCGTCAGCGCATGAGCGCCGGCGTCGGCAGCCTGTCGCCCCAGCGTCCGGTGTCCGTGCCCCAGGGCGGGTTGCTGCGCACCATTCAGAACACCACCAACCAAACCCAGAACAAGGGCACCCACGTGGAGACGATCAACATCAACACGGCCAAGCCGATGACCCCGCTGGAAGTGGAAAACATGATGGCCATGGCGGTGAGCGGATGAGCTATATCGACCTGCTGATCACCGACAACGACCTGGTCCTGGACCTGTCCCGTCAGCCCGTGCCAGTCGAGGACCGCGCCTGTATCGCCCAGGACATCGGCCACATGATCCGTGAAAGCGGTCTGCTGGTGACGCTGGTTGCCGAGCGCAACCGCCTCAAGCAGCGTGACTGCATCCAGCAGCTGGAGCTGCTGGTGGAAGACGACGTGCGCCTGGTGCCTGGTACGGCCTCGATCCGCACGCTGGAACCGGGCCAGTACCTGGTCACCGCCAAAACGCTGCAGTTCGGCGATATCGAGGTGACCCTGTGAGCGACGTCGACTTTAAACAGGCGCTCGTCGACGCGGGAATTCCGACCACCGAGGCGGCGCTTAAAGCCGCCTGGGAAAAGGAAGTCACCGCCCAAGGCAGCAAGCTGGCCAACTCCAGCGCCTATTCGCCATTCTGGCGTGTGGTCACCGCGCTGGTCACCAAACCGGTGCTGTGGCTGCTGACCTTCGTCAGTGACACCGTGCTGCCGAACTTCTTCGTCAAGACCGCGACCGGTGCCTGGCTGGACACACTGGCCTGGGCGGTCAACGTCGAGCGCAAGGCCCCGACCAAGGCAGTCGGCACCTTGCTGTTCAGCCGCGCCACGACCGTGGGCAGCTTTGAAGTGCCCATCGGCACCCGAGTGCAGTCGGCCTCAATCAACGGCAACGTGTACGAGCTGGTGACCACGGCGGCGGCAAGCTTTGCCGAAGGCGAGTCACAACTACAAATTCCGGCTACGGCGATCGAGGCCGGAGCGGGTTACAACCTGGCCCCAGGTTACTACGCGATTCTGCCCGTGCCGGTTCCAGGCGTTGTGCAGGTGGTGAACCTGGACAGCTGGCTGGCCAGCCCGGGTTCGGATTCCGAGCCTGACGATGAACTGCGTCTGCGCGTGCGTAACCAGTTCAGTGCGGTCAACCAGTGGCACACCGACGCGGTCTATCGCGCCCTGATCGCATCCTTTCCGGGTGTGGCGTCCAATGGCGTGTTCTTCGAACACGGCGCGCCCCGGGGGCCAGGCAGTGCCAACGCCTATGTGCTGTTCGAAGCGGGTGTGCCGGCCGACACCTACCTGCAGCAGATCAACGCCCGAATCATGGACGAGGGCAACCACGGCCATGGCGATTCAATGCTGGTCATGGTCATGCCGGAGACCCAGCACAGCGTTGGACTGCAGGTGTGGCCGAAAGCGAACCAGACCCCGGCCGGACTGGACACGCTCAAAGCCAACATCACGCTGTTCATCCGCGCCGCGTTCCGCGAAAGCACCGGCGGCGACTACAACCCGACACTGACCTGGCCGCAGTCGCGCTTTTCATTCAGCCGGCTGACCGAGGAACTGCACGAGCAATTCCCCGGCATCGAGTCGTTGAAGTTCCTGACCGACGACATCCTGTCGAACCTGGACATCCCCCGGCTGCAGACGCTTGAAGTGGTGTACGCATGATCAAGCTTGAACTGCCGTTCTGGCTGGACGGCGACCAGATCACGCGGTTGAAGGCGAGCGCCCAGGCCTGGTGGGAATCTGCCGAGGGCTGGCTGCGCTGGCCGCTGCTGCAGCTGGACGCCGAGACCTGCCACATCGCCGTGCTCGATCTGCTGGCCTGGCAGCGCGACATCACCCGTTACGACGGTGAGACGGAAAGCCTGTTCCGCTTGCGGGTCAAGTACGCGTTTATCAACGCGGTCGACGCGGGATCGGTCGCAGGTTTTCGCCGCATCCTGCAGCGCCTGGGCGTGGGAGACGTGCGGATCCTTGAGCGTCAGCCGGACAGGGACTGGGACATCGTCCAGCTGTACCTGAGCGACGCCCAACTGTCGGAAAACCCCACGCTGCTCAACATCATCGTTCACCAGTACGGGCGCACCTGTCGCCGTTACGAGCTGGTGGCCACCACTGAACTGAGCCTGGCGGTGACCGCCTTTGAAGTCAGTAACGACCAGGTCACGTTGGTGGCCCGCTTCGACGATTTCCACTCCATTGGCCTGGCCCTGACCAGCTTTGAGTTTAACCACGACCACATGACGCTGGTCACACGCTAAAGGAATTCCCCATGGGGGCAAGCATCACCCTGGCAGGCGAGAGCCTGATTGCACTGAAACAAAGCAAACGCGAGGCCTTGAAGGTGTCGCGCTTCGTGCTGGCCAACATTCCCGGGCTGGACACCTCGCTGCCGATCGACCGTAGCGCAGGCCTGCCGCCGGTCGACCAGATCATGCACAGCGTCCAGGTCACCCGCGAAGGCTACCTGTCGCCTAACCGCGTGGTGTACAGCCTGATGCTGGACAGCTCCACCGGCGACTTCGATTTCAACTGGATCGGTCTGGAAACCGCCGAGCAGGTGCTGCTCATCGCAGCCTACGTGCCGCTGCAGCAGAAACGCCGGGAGATCCCGCCCAAGCAGTTCGGCAATAACCTGACCCGCAATATCATCCTGGACTACAACGGCGCGCAGAGCCTGACCGGTATCCAGGTGCCGGCCAGCACCTGGCAGTTCGACTTTTCCGAGAAATTCACGCAGATCGCCGATCAGTTGGCCCAGTTGCGCCTGGAGGTCGACAAGAAGGTGAACACCGCCGACCTCAAGTCGCCCGTATCGATCTGCGTTGACGGTCCGGTCCTGATTTACCCGGGCTCGACCAACACCTACAAGATCACCGACTTTCACCGGTTCAGCGTCTACAAGGCCGCCACCAACGTGGGCACCGTGACGGTGTCTGCAGACACGGTCACCCTGGTTATTCCGTCCGGCGCGGCGGCGGGCCTTGTCACGCTCGATGTTCAGCGCGACGACGCCAAGCTCTCGATCAAGGTTCCGCTGGGATCGGCCACCATCCAGCAACCCACCATCGTGTCGCCGGCACCGGGTGCCAGCAGTGTCACGTTCGAACCGACCCTGACGATTTCTGCGTTCACCGTGTTTCCTGCAGGGTTTGATACCCACGTCCAAACCCGCTGGCAGCTCTCGCGTAATGCGGCGTTCAGCGACCTGGTGTTCGACATCACCAGCACCACGCAGCTGACGTCGTTCAGCATCAGCGAGGCCGGCTATCGTCTGGACCCGTCCAGGCAGTACTTCATCCGCGCCATGCAGATGGGATCCTCGCTTTCGTCCGCGTGGGGCTCGGCCTCGTTCAACACAGCACCGGTCTACATCCGACGTCCGCTGATCGTGTCGCCCAGCGATGGCCAGCAGAAGGTCATGCCGCGCCTGACCGTCACCACCGATGCGTTCAGCGTCAGCGGCGGCACGGACGACCACACGCAAAGCCGCTGGCAGTTCTCGATGCTGGCTGACTTCTCGTCCGGCATCATCGACAGCGGCTGGACCACCACGCAGCTCAACGCTTTCACCCCGACCACGGCGCTGGCCAACGGCGCGCAGTACTACGTGCGGATGAAAAAGAAAGGCCGCACGCTGGGGGAAACCGAGTGGTCGCCGGCAGTGCGTTTCACCACCAGTGAACAGCTCAAGGGCATTTACACCCAGCTCAATGGCGGCGCAACGCTACGGTTTGAGCACAGCGCCGTGCCGATCAACAACAAGATGTATGTCTACGGCGGTTATCACACACAAGGAAGTGCCGCGACCTACCTGACCGATCTGTGGGTTTACGACGTGGCCAGCAACGCCTGGGCACAGTTGACCAGTGGCTTTGGCGGTCGCTACGCCCATTGCGCCGCCGCCCTGGGCGGCAAGATGTACGTCTTCGGCGGCTACGGCTGGGGCAACGGCACAAGCAGCACGTACTTGCAGGACCTGTCCGTGTACGACCCTGCCACCGACACCTGGAAAGCGCTCGCCACTGGGCCAGGTGCGCGTCGAGGCGCAACGATGGTCGCGATCGGCAGCAAGCTGTACGTCTACGGCGGTTACAACAACGCGTATCTGGCCGACCTGTGGGAGTACGACCCGGCCACCAACAAGTGGAAGCAGCTCACGGCATCGCCCAACCTGCGCAGCGACCATACCGCCGTGGTGATCAACGACTGCATGTACGTGTTCGGCGGCACGCGCGGTTCGGGCTATTTCAACGACGTCTACTTCTATAACCCGGCCAACAACACCTGGACGCAGTTGGGGATCGGCAGCACGCAGCGCACCGAACACGTGGCTGTGGCCATCGGGACCAAGATGTACGTCTTCGGCGGCACTCAAGCGTCGTCGTCCAACGACACCCGATACCTCAATGACCTGTGGGTCTACGACGTGCCGGCCAACACCTGGACCCAGCTTGAAGCGGGGGCCACGCGCCGGCAACACGCCTCTGCCGTGGCAATGAGCGAGGAAATGTATCTGTTCAGCGGCACCGTCTCGCTGGGCGGTACCGAACTGAACGACCTGTGGCGTATTTCCTGAGGACTGCCGAATGTACATGATTGAAACGTTTGAAAACGGCAGTGCCCTGGTCGTCAACACCGACCCGAACACGCCTTACCGTGCAGTGCATAACGCTGCCGATGAAGCCGAGGCCGAACGCCTGGTGATCGAGATGAATCAACCCGGCATGCTGAGGCGCCTGGCTGAATATCGCCTGAGCTTTGAGATAGGAGGCCTGCAGCTGGCCGACGGTCTGCGCGTCCTGACTGATCGGGAAAGCCAGGGGCAGTTGACCAGCTCCTACACCACCCTGGCGAACAACCTGATCCCGGACACCAACTGGAAAGCGGCCAACGGCTGGCAGGTGGTCACGCTCAAGGAGCTTGAGCCGATAGCCAAGGCCGTGGCAGCGCACGTGCGCGGCTGCTTTCGCGGGGAAAATGCGGTCTTTGATGCGATCAACGGGGCCAAGACCATGGCCGCGATCGAGGCCATCGACATTCCCGCGCAGTTCGCCGCCGCGTACCAGGTGGCTTACGCCGAAGTGATGGGCGCAGCGCAATGAACTGGGCACCCGTGACCATGCAGTGGCCCGCCCAGGCCACCCAGTGGATGGACCAAATGGGCGGACTCAACGACATGGCGGCTGCCCAGCTCGACAGCGCATCCGAACGCCTGGGCAGCCTGGCCGGCCAGGTCACCACGGACCTGAGTCTGATCGGCGAGGCGGTCAAAGGCGTGATTGCGACCGGACGCGCCGCCCTGGACGGCCAGTTGGGTGAGATTCCCAGGTGTGTGGTGGTCACGCCGTTCCAGAGCGGTGTGGGCCAGGGCACCGGCTACCAGCGCTTCCTGTCGGCTCCCAACCTGGTGCAGCGCCTGGCGGAAAAACTCGAGGACAACACCGACACCGCCAGACCCACCGGCGAGCAATACGCCCTGGTGATCCTGTTCCTGGGCACACGCTTCGACCAGATGGCCGGCGTGCTCTCCAAGTTCAACGCACTGCTGCCGATCGCAGAACTGCAGAAGGCCGAGCGCCGTGCCCAGCACCTGTTCGACCTGGACACGTCGAAGCTAGAAATGCCGAGCGCCGGCGCGTTGCCACGCTGGGCCGATCTGCCGCTTGAGCGCTGCACGGTACTCAAGGAAGCAAGCGCCTCGATCAACGGCCAACTGGCCCGCCTGGAAAGCTACGCGGCCGACAGCTCGCCGCTCGATGACCTGACCGCGCTGGTTCAGCGCAAAGCCGAACAGGCCCTGGCTCAGGACAGCAAGCTTAACGACCTGAAAGAACTGCTCGCCGGCGGCACGCCAGACACCAGCATGCAGGCCCGCCTGCTGGGGCCCGGTGATGCCAGCGAGCTGCGTGCCCAGCTGCTGGACGGCGACGATGGCCCGGGGCATGAATGGGTTCTGTCGTCCGGCGTGATGCTGGTTGGCTCGCTGCAGGGCCTGAGCTTCGTTCGTGAGCTGGTGGGCCTATGACACTCTTGATCAACGGTGAACAGGTCATCGGCAACCGGATGAAGGTCACGGCCAACCTCAAGATCGAGAGCGACGACATGTCCGGGCAAACCAGCGGCACCGAGAAGTCGCACAAGGGCTTCAAGCCCAAGACGCTGACGGTTGCGATGACGATTCCCTTCAAGGACAAGGCCAACCTGCGCACGCTGATGCGCCTGGCCGAAGGCACCGAAAGCGGTGGCCAGCTCACCACGTACAGGATCGTCAACGATACGGCCGAGGCCTTCGGGATCCGGCAAGTGACGTTCTCCGATGGCGTCAGCGCCCGGGAGGACGACAGCCTGTCGCAGTGGATCGTCCAGTTCACGCTGTCGGAAAAGCTCTCCAACCCTGAGAAGGTCGAAAACCGCCGCGCCGGCAACGCGGTGACCTCGCAGTCGGCACCTGGTGAAGGTGTCGATGGAGGCGCAGCAGGCGCTGCAGGCGGCACGACGCCGCAAGAGCTGACCGGGTTTGAGGCCGTGCTCAAGAAGGTGGATACCTACCTGGGCGGCACGCCATGAGCATGAAACTGCACAAGGTGCTGACGATCGGCGGCGTGGTGGTGCCCTTGGTGACCGACGATGTTCGCCTCGATTTGAAAAGCCCCGGGCGGGCCACTTTCACCGTCCAGGCCGGCGCGCAGGTCCACGGCCTGGTGACGCTCGATATCGGCTACAACGAAGCCGCGCTGCAGCGTCACTTTATCGGCTACGTCGAGCGCTGCACCGCGGCGAACGGCATCGAGCAGGTGGTGTTCTGCCGTGAGATGGCCGCAGTCCTGGGCAAGTCCCTGCCGCTGAACCTGCGCCACGTGGATCTGCGCGCCGTGCTGACCGAGATCAGCAGCAAGACCGGTCTGCGCTTTCGCGTGCCGGATCAGCCGTACACGAAGGTGAAAGCCCCGTTCTTTTACAGCCTGGCTGCCGGCTATCAGGCGATGGACAGCATGGGCCGCGTGTTCGGTATTCCCGACTTTATGTGGCAGCAGCAGGGCGACGGTGAAGTGTTCGTCGGTTCCTGGGCGGACAGTTTCTTTGGCGTCCGACTGCCGCTGCAGCTCCCTGTCAGCCTGTTTGACGGCTACCAGGGCAATCAAAGCGCGATGGTCTCGGCCCTTCCCGGGTTGCGACCAGGCGTATCTATCAACCAGGGCGAGCGGATCACCAGTGTCACGCTTGCCGGCACACAGATGGCCATCCGATGGACGACGCAATCAAGCGCAGCGTAGAACGCCAATTTCCCGAACTCACCGGCGGTTATCACCTGCCGCGCTTTGCCCGCGTGGTGGGAGTGGCTGACGCGCCTGCAGGTGCCTCGATGTGCGACGACTTCCGTCCACGGTACGCGGTCGACATCGAAGTACTCGGCCAGGACGGCGAAGCCGATCCTGCAGTGCCGCTGCTGGCCGGCGTGCCCTTGCCATTGCCTTCGGGCGGTGAAGAAATGGGCATGTTCGCGTTTCCCCAGGAAGGCACCCAGGTGGTGGTGTGCTTCGCGTATGGGTCACCGACCAAGCCCTACATCCAAACGATCCTGCCGCACGGCCTGAGCCTGCCCAAGGTGCCGAAGGGTGACCAGGTGTGGCAGCACAGCGATGCGGTGCAACAACGGGTCGACGCGGACGGCAACTGGCTGCGCCTGACTGACGGCAAGATCCGCGACCACGCGATCGAGCGCGAAGTGGAAGCCCTGGGCAACAGCGAGAAGTACCAGAGCCACGTCCAGGACGTGGAGAACCATTCCACCGAGGAAGTGGGGGGCATCAAGCGGATCAACGCCCTGGGCGCGCTCAAGCTCAATTCGGCCGGTACCGCCACGCTCGCAGCCCTGGACGACATGCACCAGGCCACCGGTCGTGATCTGAACCTGGTGGTGGGTAAGACGCATAACACGTCCGTTGCCGGCGACATGCAGGAAAAGGTCGCAGGCCTGCGCAAGAGCGTGGCCGGTATGAGCCAGCACCTGGTCGCGCCGAAGAATCACGTAGGGTCTGAGGGAGTGAACATTTTCCGGGTGCTGTGCGACACGCTGGATCTGATCGAGCAGATGGCCACCGAGCTGGCGGCGCATACACATGGGCCGTCGCCGGTACCGACACAGGCTGCAGCTTTCACATCTGATGCGGCGAAAGCTGCATTGCTATCGGCTGAGCTGGGATCGGTTACTTCATAAATCGACTTGGATGGAAGTTACCCGGTTCAAGCGGATTCTGCGTGGTTTTTCTCAGCGTTTTCACATAGAGACTGCGGAGTGAATGATCAGTTTCTAGTAGCTGATATGGTATAAACATACTCGACGCCATTACTAAGCGATCTGAATTCGCGCTTCTCTCCATTAGTGAGCATAACCGTCGTTTTGAGCAGATAACCCGCAGTTTCAGGTTGGTCGATGTAGATATCGCCATTTTTTTCCGTAGGCATTCGCTTCAGCTCTACGTAATTAATATTAAAGCTCACACTGATGCTATTACCGCTTGTGTGGGGGGTGACAGATCCGGTGGTACCAACTTCTAAATCCGAAATTTTTATCTTGTTTTTACTGCCTCCATCCCTGTATTTGATAAGCTGCACATTGCGGTACGGCACGGTGACTCCGTTAGCAGTGGAGGTGGAGAAGCTATCGAGAATCTCGCCGTTTCGGGTCAATTCAGTGGTTACGTGAATTGAGTCCGCAGCTGATGCGCTAGCGGCGAAGGTGGCAATTACTGCAAAAAAAAATGCTTTCACTCGGTTTCCTTAGTATTGACTAGTTAAAAGGTTTATTCGGTATCAAGTCAATCCGCTACGCATCAGCGGGAAGCCCTTTTACAATGCGACTGTAAAAAAACTTCCCATAACTTGTCTTGTCATACGACAAAAACATGGCTTTCTTATCATTGGTAACTCGTGGTACCGTGGATATGTTAATTAATCCATAGTTTGAGAGCGCCTGGGCTGCGGTGGTGTCAATATTGCATATCGTTTCGCTTCGATAATATGATTCTAAGTTTCGGAGCAGATAGGGGCTCATGTTTTTTATTGTAAAAGAGTGAAGGTCAAAGCTCGCCCATGCGTGCTCGTTGCCTTTGAGCATTATTGCAAAGGCTCTACCGTACATTTGAGCAAGCGTTGGATGGTCGATTCGGTCCAGGGCCATCAAAGTGGTCTCCCCTAACTCCGAGAGCTTTTCGGGGTTGTCGCAGTACCTTTTGAAAAAAAGGTCTCGATCCTCTATAGAAACGCTCTCTACTTCCTGAAGGAAGACAGTGACTTTTTTTACGAATGCATACGCCCTGAAGTCGTCCCCTGCTTTCAGTAAGGCTATCGCGGTTCCAACAATTGGAATTTCTTTGACGATATCATTATCGAACAACCTATCCAGTGCGACCTCACCAAGCTTGTCCATCAGGTCCGCTACGTGGGTGCTTTTGTTGATCGACTGCAATAGCTTTTTAACTGGGTTGTCGCTCATGTTCTCTTCCCTGAATACGGTCAATAAAAAGCCCGCCCTGGCACATACCAGAGCGGGCTTTCCCAAGAAGGGTTCTAGTTAGAACTCATCCCAGTTGTCGCGGATGAATTCATACAGGCGATAGCACCGGTATAGGTTCATCAAACCACTCAGAGTACGAAAAAATTTCTTCATACTTAAAGGCCTCTGAATGACCTTCCTCCAGCGTTTTTCCCGAAACACATACGCTGTTGGGAGTTAGCTCGTTGAAAGCTTCCCGTGAGGAGGCCGGTTGGTGGCCCCTCAATTGCATCCGGCGCGGGTTACTAAGCCGCGTTGAGGGGGCGAAAACCTCCTACCCTCCCGAAGGATGCAACCGGCTCCCACAGAACCGAGCGGCGCTGATGGTATCCTATTTGGCCGAGAACGCGCACCCGCTACGTCGGTCTGGCGTGGTTTGCGTCCGTCCGCTGTCGAGCGTAAACTCTGATAACGTTGAAAGCTTCCCGTGAGGACAGCAAGCCAGCTACTAACTGAGCTTGCGGAGAAAACCGCCCTACTAAGGCGGTTTTTTTTTGCCCGCCAGAAAGCAACGGATTGTCTAGGTGCACCGGTTTACGAATCGTATTCCGGCCGCGTTGGGCTACCAGCAAAAATCCGCCGCGAAAAAAAATCTGACCGAAAAAACACTTATCCCCCTCCCGCCGACGGGCTTTGTGTTCAAAAAAAGTGCAAACACCATGTGTGGTGCAGCCAATGCTCCAGGCCACGCCGGCTATGGGGTTGCGCAGGGGAGCACGCATTGCACAGCGTGCAAGGTTTTGCAGAAAAATGTCATCGCCTTGCACAGCACGCTAGAGGCCGGTACCAGAGAGGCAATTCCTGGAAGCCCCGGTCTGCCTGGCTGAAAAATTGGAAAACCGGCGAAAGCGGCAGTTTTCAAAATCCTCACCGCTCTCATAGATGCGCACCAAGTCGCTCCTTGCCATCTCCGGCCAAAGTGCTGGAAGCCAAGCGGCGCAAGGCCTGCAGCTCGATCTTTAAAGTTCTCCGCTTTGCACAGCGCCGCACGTCTTGGACGACGTTGTTACGGGGGTGTTGAAGGCTTGTTACGGGGGGTGGGCTGGCATCCAGAGCGCGATTTTCAGTGACTGGCAGGGTGCCATTTTCANAATTACCTTTTTCCCAGCCCTCAACATAAATCGGGGTAGGAGGCTTGTGGAGGGGGATAGGACCTGGCGCGTGAACAGACGCCGATACGCTCGCTTGTTACGTGGCTTGTTACGTATGGCGGACAAACAAAAGGCCTGCATCGCTGCAAGCCTTTGTTTTANGAACCCGGGACCTACTGATTACAAGTCAGTTGCTCTACCAACTGAGCTATACCGGCGTGATGGGCTGCGAGTATATAGAGTCTGATGCGCTTGTAAAGCCTAGCTGTCTGATTCAGTTGAAAAATTTTTGCCATCGGCGCGGCGAGGGGGTGGTTTGCGGGACGGGGGTTGTTGTGGGTGCAGGACGTTTCCTTGGGTTTTGGCGGATTAGGCGGCTTGGTGGCGGTAATAAGGGGGTTTTGAGGTATCGGTTCAGGCGTTTGTCGAGGCGGGTGATGGCGATGGAAGGGCGGGGATTTTTAACTCGGGCAGGCGAATAAGGGGGTTGGGCGCTGGTGGCGTTGTGGTGTGTTTGGGTGGCCGGGAAGGCTTGGGGGCTTTTGGGCGGGTTGCATGGGGTGGGGGCTTTGCATAGGCTTGTTCTCAACGGCCCAAGCCACTGAGTCAGCGGCGAGGGGCGTTCACTTTTCAGTTCTGGATAAAGGATTATCCGATGAATGATACGAAGGATCGTTGCAGGGTTTCGGGGATGCAGTACACCCCAGGCCAGCCATTCACTGAGAAGCGGTTGCAGGATATTGGTAACGACGTTTTGCCCGGTCGGGCATGCGTCAGGTGATAGAGGGGCTATGCATTGCCGTCTGAATCGCATGAATGTGCGTCTGGACGCTGATGAAGTCATCACCGAGTCGGGATCGTCAAGGTCGCTTCGGCGGGTGTGAAGGTCTCGATGCTTTAAAACGATGCCCGGGTCTCAGGACCCGGGCATTTTTTTTGGGTTTGTATCGGGTGTGTAGCATTGCGATTGGAGTTCGGGCGGTTTTGGCCGATATAGCTGTATCAAAATGGCAGTCGGCCATGGACAGCTAGTGCAATGCAGAGAACGCCCACGCATTACGAGCTGCTGAATGTCGCTCGCGATGCCTCTCCTGATCAGATCAAGAAGGCTTATCGCAAGATCGCTCAGAAGCTGCACCCGGACAGGAATTCCGACCCTTATGCCTCGGACATGATGGGCATCGTCAACGCGTCTCACGATGTGTTGGCCGATGCGGGCAGGCGCGCGGCGTATGACGCGCAGCTTGTGGCCGATGAGCAGAAGGCACGTGAAGAAGCTGCGCGCCGCCAGCAGGTGCAGGCGGCGCGTGGGCGTGCTGCTCATGGTTACGCCGCTGCCGCTGCGTCGATGTCTTCTGCCGGGCACAGCCCTGCCTACCATGGCCCCGAACGACGACGGGCCAGTGCCTCCTCAAACGCTTCCGGCTCTTCAAACCCACCCAACCGTCAGCGGCGCAACAGTGCGTGGCGATGGGCGATGGTGTTCGTGATTTTTTGCGCGGCCGGTGCGTGGATGGGGTACGACCCGAATGCGCGCAAGTCTTTTGTACCGACCGAATCTGTGCCGGTCGCGCACACCTGGGTCAAGCCTGCGCCGGTTGTGGTGGATGCGCCTGCAGCGGTCGCCGAGCAGCCGGTGGAGGCTGTGGTGCCTGAGTGTGAGGTGCCGACTGTCGATCCAATGGGCGCGCCGTGGCCTCAGAAGGCCGGTTATGTGAAGGACATGCCCACGCTCAAGGACAACGGCTGGTCGCAGATCACGGTGGATAACACGGCGGGCGGTTCGGCGGTGTACGCCAAGGTGACGGATGCGGTGGGGCGTAAGGCGTTTCGTCATGCGTTCGTGCCGGCGGGTGCGACGTTCACGTTCAGCAAGATGGACGCGGGGCTGTACCTGCTCAAGTATAAGATGCTGGACACGGGCTGTGCGTTTGCGTCGGGGCGGATTTTGCTGGAGGAAACGCCGATGGGCAGCCAGATCAAGTCCAGTGCGTACAAGTTGACGCTGCGCAAGTTGCAGGGGCGCAGCGTGCCGTTCACGCGGTTGAGGGATGATCAGTTTTAAGACGGGGTTGCGGATCATCCGCCGTTCTTGAAATATTCGCCGGCAAGCTGCCTTCCACTGTTGCGTGTCTGCCGGGAGCCGGTGCGATGTCAAAAGCGCACGGAGCGCTTCCCTCGAATCTACCGTTCGCTCACGCTTTGCAACGCTTTCAGGCGGTTTTTTGCAGGTTTTGTCTCTTTCCTTTGACGGACATTTCCGAGAGAATCCCGGCCCGCTTGTGCCTTTGGGTCTGTGCTCTTACCCTCCACCCGTCGCTGCCCATCAGCGATCGGGTTTAGTCGCCCGGATCCGAGTTGAGGTGCATTGCTCCGCTAATGTTCAGGTCTTTTTTGATCTGTGCTCTATGGCGGCTGTGCCTAGGGCACCTTCGGGTGCGCCGGTTCTTAGCTCCCGGTCGACTAACCTTCGTACAGCCGCCACCCCTAATCGTTTAGTCGCGACGTGGTGGCAGCTTCAAAAGGAGCTAAGCATGGTCAAAGTAACCCCCGATCCACCCCCGCAACCGTCCACCGCCCCGATCTTCGACCAGGCCGTCGTCAATCGCGCCATGGCGTGCTACCTGCCGACCGGTCGATCCCGCAAGGATCCTCAAGACAAGACCAGCGATTACATCAGCCTGGAATCAACGCTGCTGCACGCCCTCGACTTTCTGCGCTGCGCGTCGGCAACGGCTTACGAGTTGGGCGATGAATTGAACGGCTCACGACGCGATCTGGCCTTCGCCGCCATGCACATGGTGGAGATGGCCAAAGTGATGGTCGAACGGTCGCTGGACTGCGTGGAAGAAGTCTGAAAAACGGCGTCAAATCGGGTCGTGCGCCGGTGTTTGCCAGCGCACGATTTTGACCCCTGACAGGCCTGTTTCAGAGCCTTTACTAAATCTTTATGCACAATTCCCGCATAAACGTTTGCACACATGGCCGCAAGTGTGTACTTGTCCGATGTCTCTCGCAAACCACTGTTTTTGCGGGTTCCTGACAGCATGGCCAGGAATAATCAGGGGCTTGAGTAACTGGCGCGCCAAGCTTTATTGCGCTCGTCGGAATTTTCATCAACAGACTTATCCACAGGATGTTCTGTTGATTTCCTTCACAGCCTGTGGGCCAGAATCAGCAGGTTACGCGGGGTGACCTGAGCGTCACAAAACGTCCCTACCCTGACCTTGTAACCCTGCTCCTGAACATAAAGCGCCCGGTCCAGTACCAGCCACATTTCCAGAGGTCGCCTGAACAGATTGCGGACCTGCTCAAGGTTGCGCACTTGGGCCAGTCGTTGCCAGCCCACTGCTTCCAATTCCGTCCAGTTCTGCGTGCCCGGCTCGGGCAAGTTTTTCAATCGCGACAGATGGCAGCAATAGTCGGAAAAGGGCACATCCAGCCAGGCAACGGGCAGTGAGGGTGTGGGCAGATAGTCGTCGCTGCCGCGCAGCGTGCGTTGCAACAGGTCAAAACCCAGACGTCGCGCCATGGACGTGTCCCGCTGGCGGCGAACCCGAGCGCCTGCGGTCACGGTTTCGCTCAGCGGCAGGCCCAGCTCATCACGCGACAGCTTGAGCCCCGAAGCCAGGCCTTCGATTGACAGTGGCTGATAATCGGCGTGACGCGTGCGGTTGTAACAGCACGGCGCAATGGCCAGCTGTTGGCAACCGGTCTGGCTGGCCAGTTGCATCAATTGCACATGCAGATCGCCACAGGCGTGCAGCGCCACCGGGCTGTGGTGCGGTTGCAGGCTGCGCCAGGCATCGTCAGCCATGACGTCCTGCTGCACATGCCTGGCCTCGATGCCCTGACGTGCGCTGAGGTCCAGGCCTGCTTCGACCAGTGCCGGGTCGCGCTCAAGGCAGGTCAGTTGCTGGCTGCGGCCGGTCAGGCGGCGACCCAGATGGCCTTTGCCTGCGCACCAGTCCAGCCAGTGGGTGTTGGGCTGCCGGGTGTCGAGGTGACGGGCGAAGGCTTCGATCTGTTGCCATTTACGGCCCGGTACGTCCACGCTCATGCGCGGCTCGACGGGTGCGAGCGGGAAGGCGGGCAGTTCGCCCACCTGGCTCAATGCGGCGGCTTCGGCGGCCAGTTGCGTGAATGGGAAGGGCGCGTCGAGCTGTTCAGGGTCCGCGTCTGCCTGGTCGAGGGTGCGTTGGCGCAGCCAGTCGGCCAGTTCGGGGTGTTGAGCTTCCCAGGGCAGACGCAGGTGGGTGAACGGCTTGGGTCGCCACAGCCCCTGATGCGCGAACAGGAAGCTGTCCAGCGCACCAAAGTGGCTGCGAAGCTGATCGTTCTGCAGGCTGGATTCAGAGGTCATGGTCGGCGGCTTCGCGTGTGAGGGCTGGCTGAATGAAAGCCAGCCCTCTTCATATCAGCGACCTTGGCTCGCGTCTACGCGTAACAGCTTTTCCAGCAGCCGGAAGCCCTGCACCAGCACGAAGGCCATGACGAGGTAGAACAGGCCGGCGGCGAAAAAGATCTCAACAGGCATGTAGGTGCGCGCAATGATCGTGCGCGCCATGCCCGTCAGTTCCAGCAGCGTGACGGTGCTGGCCAGTGCGCTGGCCTTGAGCATCAGAATCACTTCGTTGCTGT